AGATAGTAGTGTTGTAGTTCGCGCTGGCAGTGCCTTTGTGTCAAATGATGGGTTAACCGAAAAGGTTGGGTCTTGCTATATTGGTCCAGTTAATTCATTTACTGCTGGATCAACCACAGTAAGGCAAGGCTGGGCGAGCCGTTAACCTTGCCCAAAGGTTGACAATCTATTCCTAATCCTAGCCTCTAGGCCAGGAATGAACTTCTTTCTTGCTGGGTTGCGTTCAGCCATATTGTATTCATCCTGCAATTGAGCATCGCTGGCCGCACGCATTAAGGCTCTTGGCTCAACTTGGTTGATCGCGGCCAATGTCTTGGGACCAAACCCGCCATCTACCGCCACCTTCTGCCCCAGCGTGTTCAATCCTTGCTGGATGTATTTCGTTGCACCGCCCAGCCCACGATTAAACGCGAGATCCTGCGTGAACGGCTGGAGTGCTTGAGGGAGTTTTTCAACGAGTGGCGCGGTATATCCTTGGATGTACTCTGCCGCTGCTTTCGCTCTTTCTTGCGCTGGGAGCGATGAGATGGCTTTGAATGCTTCTGGATGGTATCGGTCATTTATTCCAGCTACTTCAAAGTTTCCACCCATATCTCCAGTTGGCAACTTGTAGACCGAAAGATTACCCTGCTTATCCTTGCGACCCTCCCACTCCACGGTTTGCAATGGCAAGGGAAGCGCGCCAGAAGGTTGCTGTGCTGGTGCTGTGGGTGGCTTAACATATTCGCTCATAGGTTCTATCCTCGCGGTCTGTTCTGGCGGTTGCTGTGGTGGTTTTGAGTAAGGCTCAAACTCCATACGGATTGCGTTATTGCGATCCTGCTGGCTTAAACCAGTTTGGCGTGATGCTGATCCAGAGATGTCAAATTTAGCCATTTACTCTCCTTGTTGCATCATAAGCTCTCGGCCTATTTCTTGACGCTTCTGCATCTCCTCTGGAGATAGCTCGCGCCTCATGCTTTTTGTTAGTGACTTGCTGATCTTGTAGTCTCTGTACCTGTTGTTGGCTATGGCAGAGGCGTTATCAACGCCCATACCGCCAGCGCGCATAGCTGCAATAGCCTCAGACCTAGAAAGACCAAGCAACATGGAGGCGTGGAAATCCTTGTTTGCCTCATCGAACATAACCCTGCGCCTGTTCTGCATCTTCTCAAACTGTTCCCGCACCTTCGCTTCTGGAACATTGCCAACCGCGCCATAGGTTTCTGTGAATATCCTGCCAACATCAGCCATATTCGTATTAAACCTAGATGCCTTCGATTCTAACGCCTTGGATACGTTGATGGATTGAGGACGGATACCGAATAGTGCGGATAACTCCTCGGATGGCTTGTAGATACGGCCATACTTGGAAACGGTTGTATCGGGTTGACCAGTTAAGGCGTAATATATCCTTCTAAACTGAGATACGGTTGCTGGCTCGTTTTGCCTCAACAAATAACTAGCTCTATCAAGTGTTTGATCCAGCCTAGTATCTTGCGGATTTACAATCGTTCTTCCCTGCGGAGTTCTTCCAGACAGTGCCGAAACAATTGAATTTGCTAGAATGCTTGGACCAATATAAGACTCAAGAAAATCCAATATGGCGTTAGCAATTGATTCCTCTGGATCTTTTCCAGATGCAGCAGCAAGAGCTGGTCCTTTGAATACTTCGTAAGGATCTGTGTATGAAATATCAACGTAGCCAACATCCTTGCCATCTGCTCCAGTTGGCATAAGAGTTGCGTTCTTTTGGTATGGAGCAACAAAACGTCTCAAGGCATCCATTTTTCTGTCGTTAAATCCAGTTGCCCACATACCAAGTCTTGTTATTGCGACAGTTGCAGTCGTTGCCGCAAGCACCCCGATCAATCTATTAAATCCATACCTGCGCATACCTGGTGTCTTCAAATCTTCAGCAGCATATCTAAGCGTATTCGGAATAATCCTTAACATTTCAGAAGGCCAGGATATGAAGTTGCCAAAGAATGGCTGAAGTCTTAATGCTTTTATGATTCTAGGCACGCGAGAGTAAGTTGGCCTTGTGTTCTTGACGCGCTCGGCGGCAATAGTTTCAGCCTCTTGGCGGGACAATCCTATCCCGTCCATAAGTTGCTTTGTTTCGTTCTCCCACGCCATCAACTTGAATAAATTATCACCAGCTCGGTATGTTTTATTTAGAGCAGCAACGCCTTTCTTCGCAATGTTCCCACCTTTGCCAGCAAGTTCTTCAGCAAAGTCAACCGTAGATCCTTTGTACTGTTGAGCATCTTTCAACATTTGCGTAAACTCATTCAGAACAGTATTGTCGTAAATTCCAAGTTGAGTTGCCCTAGTTAGGTAAGCTCGACCTTCCTTTGTGTCCATCTTTGGAACGCCAAACTCAGCCAGAACTGCTCTAAATGGTTTTGAACTTCCGCCAAATACAATGTTTCCGTTGGCAACCTCGATCAATACGTTTGAAATTGGATTCCTAAACTGAGCCTGGATGCTCCCAACTGTCTTGCCCCACTTGACCCAAGCATTCGCTGCGTAGTAAAGCTGATAAAGCTTTCCAGCCCTATGCGTCATCTCAAAATTCTCAATGGCATCGACTAAATCTTTCTCGGCGTACAGCCCATTTAGTGGGGAGCGAGTGTCCGATCCGTCCGCAGCAATCTGTGTGGCTGCATTGCCAGTTGGTTTTTCAAAGAATAGCTTGTTCGCAAGGCCAAACTCTTTTAGTTTGTTCAACTGCTCTTGAGATTGCAGCAGGTTAATCATTTTGCTGGCTGATCTTGCGTAGTTAATTACTGGGTCGGTGTACTCACCCATCAAAAATCTGACTTGTTCTGGAATGTCCTGCCTTGCCTTTGTTATTCCAAGTTTCTTTCCAATTCCAGAGGCTTGAATCAATGACTCGAATGGCTTGTCCCTTCCTCCCTCGATATACTCCTTGATTTTGCCTTGCACCTCAGCCTCAGTTGTGGCTGGGTTCGCAGCCTTCATCTGTGTTCTTACAAAGTTTTCAGCTTCAGCGTATAGGGCTGGATTCCTCTGCCTTACAAGTTTTACATCGTACTTAGGATTATCAAACTTCTCGTAGGAACGAGTCAGATACTCGCCCTTATTCATTCTGATAATGTCAGCCTTGCTCATTCCAGACGGACCTACTTCTTGTGAGAACGCGCCTACTTGAATTAAGCCTTCAGAGAGGTTGTCTAGCTGGCGGCGCATCTGCTGTGCTACGGGTCTGATTGCTTCTGGAAGATTCTCTGCTGGCAGATAACCACGCAGGAACTGATCGACCTGGAGCGACTGATCTTGAGTTAATTTAGGTTTGCCATTAAGCTCTCTTGCAGCTTTGGCTAGATCATTCAGCGTAAAATCAATCTGCTTGAGCATCGCTTGCGTGCGCGATCCCTTGGCTTCCATAATGTCGAACATCTCTTTTGGAAGATTGCCTTCAGTGGTAAGCCACTTCTGCGCTACCTTGGCCGCGCCTTCCTGCACATCGGACACTATGAACCCAGCCTCACCAGCCTTGCCGCGCATCGGGCGAGGGATGGTTGGTTTAGCAAGTCTTTCCCTGAATAAATCATATTCCTCATACAGTCTTTTTTGATCTTCCATAGGAAGCTTACCCAACTTTTCTTGCGTTAATTTCTTCTGCTTTAGAAATCTATTTCTTGCCTCATCTGGTGTTATTCCGTATTTATTTACAAAATTTTCCTCACTAAGCTGCATCATTGTTTTTGGCTTGTATGGTCTGCTGACAGGACCTTCCTCTATTTTTTGCCTTACAAGATTCGCAGTTTCTTGGTCTGGAGCAATTATGTTTACCTTTACTTTGTTGGGTAATTCTATTTGCTCTTGAATTTGTTCTGGAACAACCTCACCCTCCGCTGGCAACGCCAACCTCTCGCCACTAGGCAACTGCGTCCTTGGCGTGACAATCGGACCTTCGCGTACAATCTCTCCCTGTAGTCCGCGAGTGTCTGGAATAATGGCCTCACGATTGATGCCTTGGGATTCGATAGTAAATACGTTTGTCTTCGGCACTGGATCGTTTAGATCGACCAGGCTTTCCTGCATCTGTGTCGTGATTCCACGCCGTTGCATCTCGGCTGTATCGGCTGCTGTACCGCGTACGTTTCCGCGTACGCCAGCCTCTGGCAACTGTTCCTGCGGAACTACTGTGGCTGGCCTAATCGGACGCTCTTGGCGTACTTGTTGAACTTCGGTTGAAACTGTTTCTGGAAGCGATGGTGCTTGTAGCTGTTGCTCGTAGTAAGGGCGAACTTCTGGTTGACCAGGCTTGGGTGCGCCAACCTCAAGGTCAACCTTATTAAGCAGAGTTCTTCCACCAAGCAATACTTCGCTTCGTTTGGCTCGTTCAACTCCAGTTGCTTGCGTTGATCTTGCTTCGTTTAAAATTTCCTTCCAATCATCGCGTTCAGCGCGGCTTGCTTTTCCAGCCTTAACCTTATAATTTAAATTCTTAAATTCTTCAAAATTATATCCTTTGACCCTGCTTCCAGAGGCTATTCCAGCATATAAACCGCCAAACAAGGCATCTTCAGCAATTGTGCTTGGAGAAACTTCACCTCCAGTAACTGCCCTCAATCCAGTTCCAACTCCAGCACCAACTACGGCTGAAGTTCCAACTGCCTTGCCAAGTTCTTGTGCGGCTCTCTTTGCTCCAAGTTCTTTGAATAAAGTTGTTCCAGCCCTTGTCAATCCAGTTACACCAGCCGCAACCCCAGGGACGTATTCTCCAGTAGCAGCATAACTTGGAGCAAACTCTCTTGACCTAGCAACCTTTGGTGTGAATTTCTGTAATCCAGCTTCTGCTAATTCTCCGCCAGCTATTGCTCCGCCAACGCCTCCAGCAATCGCGCCAATTGGTCCGCCTACAACAGCACCACCAAGACCACCAGCAATTCCTCCCATAAGCGATGCCGAACCCTTAACCAATCCAGCCGTAAGTGCAGCCGCTTTTACATTGGCTGGAACGTCAACAGCTTCTTTGTTTACGAAGTCATCAATTTCAACATCTTGTTCTGGCGTGTAGTCTGGAAGTGTGGATGCGTACTGTTTTGTTTCCGCACCCCATTGGCGAGCTAGGTCAACCTGCTCTGGATAAGTAAGAGTCTTGTAATCTTCTGAAGCCTTGATCTCACTCCATGCTGGGGGTTCTTCTGGCTTTGGTGCTTGCTGTGGCTCTGGCTCTACTGGCATACCTGCCAGTTGCCTAATACGATTAGCTGAAGATAGCTCTAGGGCTTCAGCCATTTTATCTACCTAGTCTTGTTTTGATCCAGCTTTGAGCCTTCGGTTCTTCTGATTGTCCGAAGAAATTATTTAATTGATCTCTTATCGCCTTTGGTGTTTTGGGATCTCTCCACATTCTTTCCGCTTGCTCGTTGTTATATGAAATTGTGCTAAGACCATCTGCTCCTGTCAACACAACTTTTCCTCCAGTAGAGGCTTTCACAAGTTCCTTGCGTACATCTTGACTTGCCATTCTGATTGCGGTGTCTTTATCAAATCCCTCTGCCTCATAAGTAGCTGCAACTTGTGGAACTTGATTCCTGTAAATTTGACCATAAATATCTGCGCTAGTTTTGCCAGCCTGACCAGCCAATACTGTTTGCTTTACTCCACCAAGATCAACACTTGCTGTGGGCAACAAAGATTTCTCGCCAGCCAGCAAGTTCTCCATTGACATTCTTCTTGCTTCTCTAATTTTAGCCTCAACATCAAGCTCGCCCTGCATCTTGGTTGCCTCAAGAATACTCGGCCCACCCTTTTCAATCATTCTTGAACCCATCTGTTCGCTTAATGGTATGCCAACATCCTTTTGCTTCTCCTGCTCAAGAAATGCAGCAATATCGCCAGCTCTGCCAGCCCTGCCAATAGGGGTTGACATTGTTTCTTCTTCTCGACCTTTTGCTACACGTTGACGAAGTTCCTCCATCTTGAGTGCATCTTCTTCAGCCTGCATTGCTTTACTTGCGCGATATGCCCTAATGCTATCCATCTGCCAGGGCATAGGAATAAGAGGATCTTGAGGGTCTAGTCCTAAAGCATTAACTGCCATAAATTACCCAATCTTTGAATCCATCCACTTGCGGATGATTGCTTTTATCTTTGGCTTGTTGCGGATTGATTCTGCAATTCTTTCTCCGTACTCAATATAGAAGTTCCTCAAATTGTCAGATGCTTTCGTCAGCATCCACTCCCTAAATTGCAACCATTTAGGATTGTCTATTCCGTATACCTCACGGGCTACCCAGCATAATACACCCATTGAAGCAAATCCTCCAGCAGCACCAGCAAGATCCTTAACTCCACCAGCAAGCGTGGCAAAATTCTGGAAGCCATTCGGCTGTCTAGAAATTGCACCAATCTGTGCGCCGTAGGTGCTTGCTCCGTAATCAGCCTGCGAGCGATAAAGCTGATTAAACGCATTGGTAAGCTGGACAGGAATCTGCTGGTCAACCGCCTGATAGAAGTTAGCAGCCGTAGAAGGCTGTTGATTAAACCCACCAGGCAACGCCTGATTGGCTTGGATGTAGCTCTGCATTGCGCCTTGCTGCTGCGCTGTGCGTGCGCCAGCAAGGTTGGCGATAGAGGGTCCGCCACCAATGAAGTTGGCGGCTGCACCCAGCCTGTTTTGACGCAATGCGTCACGGAACGCTATATCAGCTTTGAGCGCATCACCACTCGACAAGCCAGATCCAAGGAAGTTTTGCGCTGCCCCGTAACGCGCCAGCTTGCGTTGCTCGCCAGCCGCACCGATCTGTGAGGCTTCTTGCACTGCTGGTCCTAGACCAAAGACGTTGCCACGGGCAGTCTGTGCGGCTCGGATAGATTGCTCGTAGCCACGCCGTTCTTCCGCACCAATGGTCGAACCAAGGCGGAGTTGATTAAGAGCCTCGTCTTCGATGGTCTGACGAATCTGCTCAGTCTCTGGCGTGGTCGTAGCACCGATTGGCTCAGTAGCCATCTGGCGATACTGCTGACCCAAGCCAACCGCTGTGCGGTAGGAGTCGGGATCAATCTGGAAAAGCTGTTGTGAGGCACGCTCTTCGGGTAGCTGTGCGAAGGTGCGGAAGGATGTGATCTCCTTTAACGCCTCTGGGCTGTCTGTCGTAATAGGTGTGAAATTCTTTTGCATGCCTTGTGCGTCAGTAACTGCGCTAGTCACGCTCTTTAAGTCATCGTTGAGTTGTTTGATGAATACCTCTGAAGAAGTGCGCCTAGCATCGCCAGCGGGAAGATCGGCAAGAAGCTTGTTGGCCGTGTTGAGCCTTTCGGTAATCCCAGCAATCTGAGTGTTGCCGCGCTCGATTACGCTGTTGAGGCGAGATAGCTTTGAGTTGTTGTAATCATCAATGATGTTTTTGTCGGACACTTGGAAGTTTAACATCGCGCCAAGGTCGGACGATCCGTAGTTACGGCCAGCGGAAAGTTGAGTGAGGGCTTGGTTAAAAGCGGGGCCTGCGTTTGGATTCTGCATTCCCATGCCTCCAGAAGTTAACGCTTGGATTTGGGAAGCAAGAGAGTTGCGGGTATTTTCTTGGCTTGTGACATCTGCAAGACGCTTTTCGTAGCTACTCTGAAGATTGGAAATCTTTTGTTCCTGCAATTCAAACATTGCATCTCTGTAGCTGTTTTCTTCAGTTTTCTTTATACTTGCTAAATCGGCATCTTTTTGCGTTGTAAGTGCGCCAGGGCGATTGCTATTTGTCTGCACATAGGTGGTAATTGGCCTTGATTTTACTTGACCATCTTCAACGTAATATTGAAGCGATGGTATATTTCCTCTAAAATCTGCCATATTATTTAGTACCAACTGTTAAATTTGGACTACCGATGTTCGTGCCAATCGTGCCATAAAAATCAACTGGTCCTGGTTGGCGATTAAACGCCACATTCTGTTCGACTGAGCTATAGGGTGAAGCACCATACAAACGCTCGAACTGGCGGGTCATCTGATCGCCTAGCCCGCGATTCAAGGCATACGCCTGTGGGCTAGTCTCATACTGCCTGCGGAGTGATTCTAGGGTGCGCTGTGGTCCGTATTGACGTTCTAACTGCATCCCAGCCTGCACACCTGATTGCTGGTCTAGGGCTGATAGCTGGCGTTCCAAGCCGCGCTGGGCTGGTAGATATTGGATGCGAAGCTTATTCTCAAGCTCTGCCATCTCTGGTGCTTTTTCAATATAAGTCTCAATATTCTTCTTGTATGCCTCAGCATTGGCCTGCGCAACTGCTGCTGGATCGGGCGGAGGGGGCGGTGCGGGAATAGAAGGTGATCCACCCATGGTGTTAAACCCTAGCCTTTCGCATAAATGTCATATAGTCGTAACTCCTTGGTTTGCCAGAACGATTAAAGGTGATCCGCTTGCGAGGACCGAAGCGTTGCCAAAGCAACAACAGCAAGCAACGTAGAGATTTACCACCCTTTGAGGAGATCGTCAAGTCAACAAAAACATTCTCACCATCTTCGCTATGCACATAATGGTCAGCCCTTTGACCATCCTTGACGCACCTAGCCAAAGCCACGCCCGCAATACCGTCTTTATCCTTGACAATACCGACCATGCCCTGCTTCTCAAACCAGCCGTACCAAGCCTCTAGGTTAGGCCACATCGACTCTGGTACGCCACTCTCCTCTATATACTCCAGCGCGGTCATATAGTCTTCTGTATCTCAATTGTGTCTGGGTTAGCCGCTGCCATGATTTGGCGGATAGCCATCTTGTTTGCTGAACTGGAAATCTTGATATTGATTAAACGCCACTTCTCGTACTTGCGAAGGTCGCTGGCAAGCTTCTTTTTAACCGAGGACGGAAGGACGGCTGGCAAGGCAAACTCTAGGGTTAGGATTGAACTTGCTATGTTTATATTGGGCTGAACGCTGACATCCCCGACATCAACGTCACGCTGGATAAATACGTTCGCATCGTTTGAGAATGAGTTATCAAATTCAATCTCAAAGTGACTGCCATATTTTAGGGAAAAAGGATCGCCAAAGTCAAAGTCTTTGGTTCTTACGAATGACTCATAAGCCACGCCTGCATCAACGTAATCGCTGGTAGTGGTCCCAGCGGGAGTCTTGTATCCAGAATACTTGTTAATAATTCCAGTTGTGCCTTTGAGCATCAACCTTGAACCTTCGGCGTTAAAGTTGGTCAAAGCAAACTGCATTACCTTGGGAGTCCAAGTCCCCTCAAACGCTCCTAGCGCGGTGTTGTACACTAGCAAGGTATCGTTGGTATCATTGGCTTCAGTTGGGATGGCCAGAAAGTATCTATTGTCGTAATACATGGCGGTAGATACTGCGATAGCCTGCGTGTTGATGCTTTGGATAACATCCTTGACTATCTCTGAAACTGGTATGCCAACTGAGCTAAAATCATCCGCTACAGACCGAACAAGCGATCTAATACCGTTGTCGGACAAGAACAATATATCGCTACTCACTTGAACCGCAGTACCAGTAGCAACACACCCTGTATTATTGGATATGATGGACACAATCCAATCTGCTGCTGTGGTTGCATCACTTGGAACTTCTACTTGGAATACCCTGCGTTTCTTGAATACGATGATCCTATTCTTGTAGTACGGAACGACTGCAGTTATCTCGTCACCATCATCGCCGTTGACAATAATGCTGTTGGTCGCATCCCATATTGAGGGATCTAATATGTCCGAGGCGTAAAGCGTGTTTCGGTTAGCCCCAGAACCAACTGCAAACAACCTATTCTCCGTGTTAATCAAAAGCCTCAAGCCCTGTGGTGGTGGGCTGACCGTGGCTGTGGCAGTCGCGCCTGACCCATTGCCAACGATTGTGATTGTAGGTGCTGCCAAATAACCAGAACCACCATCAACAACAGTCACGCCTGTTACTGCGCCACCAGCAACTGTTGTAATAAAGGTTGGCACTGTCCCGCCCAAATTGGGTCCAGTAGCAATTGCCGTTGCGCTGGTGTATCCGCTTCCAGCAGTAGTAACTGTTACAGCGCGAACCTTGCCCCCTTGCCTTGTAATAATGCTACCATCCCAATAATGAAAGTCTCCGTCAGCATCGGCTAGGTACATCTTGTCGTTAAACTGAGCCATCGAAACTTCAGTTGCGCTGTTGACTGAATAACCATTAGCCCACTGCTGAGTTGTGTAAGAGGCCCATGTGTTTGTTAATTGAAGCCAAGTAGCATCAATTGGGTGCATGGTGGCAGTGCCATTTGAATCAATGCTAAAGAACCTTCCGTTGGTTACAGTCAGCAATTGCTCGTTGGCAGCAGTCTCGTAGTAGCGCATCCCGCCCACAGACCCAACCGCGCTGGTGGCAGTAGTGCAAAAGTTTGTTGTGCCAACTCGAGTTTCAAGATTGCCCTTTGGGGAAAGGGTCATGTTTTGTAACTGCTGTACTTGATTCTCGGCTAGTAAGTCAGATTGCAGGCCGCTGGCTTGACCGCCTAAAAAGCTTCTAATGCCGTCAAACGCCAAGAGATCGTCTAAGTTATTGTCGTAGTAAGGCATGACTGCCTCCCTTTAAGCCGAGAACATTTCTTCTATGGTTAGCTCGCCCAAACTTTGCGGAGTGATCTGCTTGATGCCGCCAACCTGGCTCAACTCGTAGTTAGCCATAGCCGCAAGATCAGAGTTAGCAGTCTGCGTGATGGCCTGCGCCTTGGCATACTGCCGTTCACGCTCAAGCGCATCAGAATGAGTCAAGGCTAAAACCAAGTGATGAACGTGGGGTAGGCGAAGTTCGTCATTTAAGGCGGAACTAGATGGAGGAAAGTCAACGATGTAGTTTGTCCTAGTAAGACACTTTAGCTTTTCCACAACCCGCAATGGGATTGTGCCAGATGTAGCAAGCCTTGGGTAAAGGTTTAACTGTGCAACGCCACTGCTGTTTCGGCCTGTAAAATGGTAGGTATCTGGATCGCCAGTACGCGCATCGTCAAGCAAGCCTGGGTCTTGGCTGATGATCGTAGCTAGATCAATCGGGTCAACCTCTGCATCGTTGTAAGCCACCGACAGAGGAGTCTCGACATTGCTGCCAAGCGTGATTGTGCGGTTCGTGCCAACTGAATAGGTGGAGTTGGTAACAGTCTCACGCCAAGGGGCAAAGTCCCATACGCGCCGATAGGCTAGGCTTGCAGCCTTCTGCAAGAAGGTAAGTGTATCCGAGTCGGTCTTGCCAACCTTCTCGCC